AATGTCTCTTGCTTTACGGCAAATAGCCATAAATTCTTCAAAATCTTTAGCGCGTTTGAATACTTGACATCCTTCAGACCAATTTTCTACGTAAGTAGAGTCAGCACCTGCTTTATGGATATTGATTCCAAATACACCTTCGGCAATTTTGGTTTCATCATATTTCATATCTTTGTTAGGATCTCTATAAACTTTTACAGGTTTGTTTTGGCCAAGAGCTTCATATTTTCCACCATGTAATCTTATAGTGTGTGAACCTCTATATTGTCCTTCAACTAAACGAGCAACTCCTGCTTTATTTCCATACTGCATAACACCTTTAGTGCCTGGATCAGTTGTAGCTGGCCAACAATGGAATTTCCATTCACCACCTACTTTATAAGATAATGTTAAATGGTCATCAAATAAATTTGTTACTTTATCTCCAGTAGCAGAGTTTCTAACTCCTACGATATTAACATCGAAATCTTTTGCGCCTTCAAACCAAGCATAGTTTTTAGCTTTAACGGCGGCTTCAATTTGTTCTCTTGTATATGACATTTTTTTATTATTTTGTGAAATATAAATCAGCTTCAGCTGTTCTTCTTTTAACTAAACCTTGTAATGTTTTTCCTCCTGCTTTTACCCATTTCATAAATTCAGCTCTAATGGTTTCATCTTCTGGGTTAGCATTTACTTTTTTAAGTAAAGTAGATGATTTTAAGTTGGCAGGGCCTAAATTGTAAGCAAACGATACTAACGCATCAAACTGGTTTTGATTGATATCGTCACGACAATAGCTATCTACATATTTTTCAAAGTTAACTAACATGCTTTGTAGCAACTCAGTTCCTTGTTCTTCTGTGATAGGCGCATCTGCCATAGTTACTTTTTTTCCACCTGGGTAAAATGTTGCTCCATATCCAATTGTAGGGATGCCTGCAGGGCATTTATATGGTTTACTTCTAAAGCCTTCAAATGCTTTAATTAATTCAATTCCTTTTGTACCTGTTTTAGTTATTTTCATCATCATCGTGTTTTTTGTTAATCCATTTGTCCACTGATGCAATTCCAAATGATCCTAGAACCATTACTAAAAATCCATCAAATATAAACTTGTTAATTACTAACGGTTTACCGTATGCTCCAGTAATTAAATCTACTGCTAAAGCAATTACTAGCATGATAAATGCTATAAAGCCAACTACTGACTTTTCATTGATTGTGTTGTTGTCATCGAATAGATGATTAAAAAATTTTCTCATAATTGTTTTCTTTTATTATACATATTAGTTTGATTCATATAACTGCTTAATTGGGGGACGATTTTCTTCTTTTTTAATCGTTTCCACCCAAGTTTTTCCTACGTTTATTACAGAATTAGGATCTTTTAACATTTCATCCCATTCTTTTCTTTGTTTTAAAGGAACAGGCATAAAAATTAAATTACCTTCAACAGTCCATTGGAATGAATAGTAGTGTAAATCTACCATGTATGGTGATTTTGTTTCAGGGTCATAAAGTAAAAGAGCATTGTCAATAGATTGTACTAGCAAAGAATTTTTAATGATTACATTTTCTTTGGTAATAATTTCGTATACTGAATCTACTATAATAGTTTCTTTTTTCAGTTCAGAAGATAATGAAAGTAAACTATCACGTTCTTCTCTAAGGGATTTGATTTTAGCTTTTTGACTTTCAAAGATGACATTAATATCATCTGCTTGTTGCTTTGTTAAGATTACAACAGTGTCATTATTGATTATCGTCTGAATCGGGTAATTTGATTGGCTTAAAATTGAATTTATCGCCATTAGATACAGAAGAAGGATTAGCTTTTTCATTTTCAAGTTGTTTTTTAGTTTCATCTAACTGTTTTTCCGCAACTTCTACTTTTTCTACTAAACCTTGATTTACTTCCTCTAAAGAAGTTACTTCTTCTGAGAGGGTTGTGACTTTATTTTTTAATGATTTGTTACTAGTTTCTAATTTTTTATTAGCTGTTTCAAGATTATCATTCTTGTCTGTTAAAACGGCATTGTCTTTAACTACAACTACATGACTATCAGCACTCATATAGATCTGTAATACTACTAAACCTATGATTGCTAAAACCGAAACTGTTAATATGACTAATTTTTTCATTATCTAGTTTTTTTAGGACTCATCATAATGAGATCTTTTAAACTTTCTAATGCTTTAGTATTGTTATTTACTGCATCAACTGTTTTATGAGCATCTTTGGTAATGTAATCGTTTAATTCCTTTTGAAGATCATCTACTTTTTTCTTTAATGTATCTTCAGAAGCAATTTGACGTTTTAACATAAACCAAAGTACTGCTCCTAAACCTAATACGATAACACCTAAAGCACCATATTGGGTAAGAGTTTCAAATACTCCAAAAGATGGGGCTGCTGATAGTATCATGCTTTTCTAGTTTTTTTAGCTTCTTTAGCTTCTCTTAATTCAGCTTCAAGCTCTTCAATACGTTTTTTCATTTCATCTTTTTCGGCCATATGTTTTTTAAACATATACCAACCAATAGCACCTAGTGCTAACACTACTAAACCTAATACACCGTAGTCTACCAATGATTGGTATGGTCCTAAATCTGCTCCTGGTGATGTTACTGCTGTTGAATCTGTCATTTTATTTTTTATTATACATATGTTTATCCTTCACAAGCTACGCAATTATCGTCTCGCTGAATTGCATCTCCTCTTAAAATACTTTCAGATCGCATGTAGTATAATGTTTTGATACCTTCTTTCCATGCTAGTTTATGCACATCACTAATATATTTTGGTGAATCAGATGGATCAAAAGTTAAGTTTAATGAGATTGCTTGGTCAACATATTTTTGACGAATACCATTTTGGCGAACAATTTCATATGGGTTAATTTCTTTGAACGTTAAGAAAATTTCTTTTTCTTCATCTGTTAAAATATAGTCAGGTAAATTTACTACAGATCCTTTATCTTTAGCTATTTGATCCCAAACACTATCAATATTGTATCCTTTTTTCTCAAGTAATTTTTCTAAAGTTGGATTACGTTTGATAAATGTACCTTTAGCTGTTTTTAAATTGAATACGTTTGCTGGGATTGGTTCAATTGAAGGTGAAACACCTCCTGAAATATGGGCATTAGAAACTGTTGGGGCAATTGCTAAATGATGTGTATGTCTTAAACCTGTACCTTTACACCATTCAGGTTCTCCATATAATTCAGCTTGAGCGCGGGAAGCCTTTAATGCTTCTTTTTCAATAAAGTCAAACATAACTCGTGTGTATGAGTTTGCTTGCAATCCTGCAAATGGTATTCCTTTTTCTTGTAAAAATGTATGCCATCCTAAAACACCAATACCAATTGCTCTACCTTTAGATGCTGAGCGGTATGTGTTTTCCATGAAACGGATGTTTTTTGAGCGGTCAATAAATTCTTGTAGTACACCTTCTAAAAACCAACAAGTTAGTTCTGGTAAAGTCATACCATTTTCAAATGTATGTTCTTTCCATTCATCCCATCTTGCTAAATTAAGGGAAGATAAACAACAAATAAATGAATGTAACTCATCTGTGTATAATGAAATTTCAGAACAAATGTTTGTCATCGAAACATGTAAATTGTTCTTTTTATATGCTTCAGGATTTGCATTGTTTACATTATCCTCAAACATGATATAAGGTTCACCTGTTTCTAAACGTGTTTTTAAAATTTCACCCCATAATTTAAGTGCTTTAGGGTCACGTTCTTCAACTCGGTTCATAAACTCATCATCAATTACTACACATTGATGCATGTTTAAACATTGGCGATTAACATCTCCTTTTGGGCGACGAATCATTAAGAACTCTTCAATGTCAGGGTGATTGATGTTTAAATTAACTGAAGCAGCCCCACGCCTAACTGAGCCTTGATTAGTTGCTAGGATAGTTGAATCATAAATTTTGACCCAAGGAACTACGCCCTCAGATACACCATTTCCTGAAATAGATTTACCGCGTCCTCTAATTCGAGATACACCAATACCTACACCTCCACCTTGAGATGATAAACGCATTAGTTCTGAATTAGCTAATGCAATTCCTTCAATTGAATCATCTGTATCAATTCCAAAACATGAAATGGGCATTCCACGTTCTGTTCCTAGGTTTGATAAAACAGGTGAAGCTAAACATAACCAATTCTTTACCATTGCTTCATAAAAGAATGGTTGTAAATCTTTACGTTTTAGTCGACGAGCAGCTGCTTTAGATACTCTTTTAAATGCATCAAAAACATCTTCATCGGGTAACAAATACCCTTTTGAAATCATTGATAATGAAATCTCATTCATCCACGTAGGGTAATTTTTACCCTTAATCCAGTTTGTTGTATCTACTTGTATGCTCATTTTTATTTAATTATCTCGTAAGGTATATTCTTTTCTTTTAATAAGGATTCTATCTCAGAATCAGGTACTAAAAATATAATTTTAAGGATATATTTATTTAAATCAGTAATGTTTCTATCTACACGTTCCTCATACTCTTCATTTTTCCCTCCTTCAAAAGATGGTGATTCATCATCTATATCATCTAAAAAAGGGTTAATATCTTGGTATGGTCGAATTTTATAATTGTTAGATAATTTATCACCATCAACAACTATTATAGATTCCCCATTAGTGAAATCCCTTACCCAATTACTTTGACGTCTAGTAAAACTAACAGGTGCTAATAGAGTATCAGTTTCTATTATCTGTTTTAATAACCAATTTTCAGTATAATGATACAATATACCTACCTGTTTTCCTTCGTTTAATAAATCAATTAATTTTATCATAGTATGTCTTATAAATCGCTCCAATCAGCGGTTGATTTTGAATAATCTGTTACTCGGTTTGCAAAGAAATCTTGGTGTGTTTTACCACTTGTTAAATGATTGAACCATTCCATTTCTCTTAACATGTTTGGTTCTACATCATTGTAAAGTGGACTATATCCTAGTTCGTTTAATTTTTCGTTTGCGCGTGCTTTAATAAAGTTTTTTAATTGTTCTTTTGATAAACCTTCAATATCACCCATTTCAAATGCTTTGTCAATAAAGTTGAATTCTAGGTTAACTGAAGTTTCACATGCTCCATAAATCCCTTTCATCATTTCAGAATTGTCTAGTTCTGAGTTTTCAGATATTAGGGTTCTAAATAGCCAACATCCTGCTTTCGAATGTAAAGATTCATCTCTAACACTCCATTCAACAATTTGACCTGTTCCTTTCATCAAATTGCGAAGTTGAAACGACATCAAAATAGCAAATGAAGAAAATAAATTCACACCTTCAGTAAATGCAGAAAATATAGCTAATGAAAGTGCCTTTTCATGTAATGTTTCTCCAGGTGTTTCAACTAAACGATCAATTTTTGCTTTAGCTTCTTCGTCTTCTAAGAATGCTTGAAAATCATCTAAACCAAGTTCTTCATTTAAACGAGCATATGCTTCAGCATGTATACTTTCAAAATCAGCAAACACACGAGCCATCGCTTGTACTTCAGGTTTTGGAAACCATAAAGATACTTTTGTTGACCAATAATCGTTTACGTGTACTTCTGTTTGAGCAAACGACTTTAAAATGTTTCCAATTAGGTTTTTTTCAGATTCGTTTAATTTAAGTTTCCAGTCATTTAAATCTGAAGATAATGGTACTTCATCTGCTAGCCAATGTGCTCTATGTTGATCTTTATAGAAATCAAATGCTGTTTGGTATTCAAACGGTTTATAAAAATTGCGTGGTTCAGTTATCATGTATTTAATTCAAAAAATTTGTTTGCTAGCATTCTTCTATCAAGATCTTCATATTCTTCACTTGACATTTTTTTCGGGGTATCAGCTTCTTCATCATAATGTTCTCCAATTGAAATATGACCCGTAGATGTGTTAACATCAACTTGAAAAGTAAGCCCATCCATTCCATATCGGTTTTTCATAATATGAAGTCTCCCTGTTCCGTTAACTTTATCTTCTTTCTTTCTTGATAACGATATTGAAAGGTCAGTTATCATCATTTTATCATAACTTCCCGCTGCTTTATCGCCTTCAATAACATTATCTTTGGCTCCTGCGCGATTTACTTGCGAAACTGACCAAATTGGTAGGTTTAATTCGCGAGCTAATCCCTTCGTGCTTGTATAAATATCATCAATCTCTTCCTTACGGTCACCTCTTTTACGTCTTGAAGAAAGAAGATCAATGTAATCTATAATGATAAGATCTGGTTCAATTCCTAAATCTTTTACTTTATTTATGTGTGCTTCTATTGAAGAGATTGTTGTTTTTCCCATTGGAAATTCACGAATAATCAATTCACCTGGTAGGTCTGTTGTTGATGTTTCTACATCTCCTTTATGTTTTTCTAGTTGGTCAACAGGTACATTAGTAAAGAAAGCATCGTATCGTCTTCCAGTATATGCTTCACTTAATTCTAAAGTATAGTGGATAACGTTATATCCCATTTTTACTGCATAACCGCCTAAAGCAACTAGTGTCCATGATTTACCTCCTCCAGGATTACCAAAAATCAATCCTAAATCACCATTACCTAAACCACCTTGAACCAATTCATTAATTTCACCCCAAGGTGTAGGTACTATTTTTCTATGGTCTTCACGATAACGTGATTCTACATCGCGTTTGTATTCATGGCCAATATTCTTATCAGCACCTGCTTTCATCGCTGATTCGATCATGTACTTAATTGATTCGTAATCGCCAGCTTTAAGTAAGTCAACACTGTTCAATAGTGCTTTTTTTAATTGTTGGTTTTTACAGAATGTAGAAAATTCTTCTTGTACGTACTGTAGATCTTCTAGGTCAGCTCTATAAGCTTCTCGTAACTGTTCTTTTACAGATACTTTAAGTACTTCATTTTCCAACTTTTTCATTTCAACTTTTAAAATATCCATTGAAATGGTAGTATGGTACTTTTCGTAGTACTTTAAAATTTCATTTATAACCCATTTATGAGCCGGATTGCTAAAATACTCATCGCTTAGTACGTCGTTTATATTTTGTAAAAATTCTTTATGTGTCAATAAAGAAGATATCACTTTCATCTGGAACGATGGTCCGTATTCATCAATTGATTGTAAGGTCATTTTATAACTTTTATTTGAATTTAATAACTTTTTATTTGTTCTCCAACAAATCTTTGAAAATATCACGAACCCAAAAATCTGTATTTCGGATTAAATTTCCAATTTGGTCTTCGTTACACATTTCAACGAATGTTTCTGGGAAGAAGTTCAAATGTGTTTTTTCAACAAATTTGTCTATGAACATTTTGTCTGTATCGCTTATCATAGGATTAGATAAGTCCATAACTCTATGTTTATCTTCTAATAAAGGAACATCATGTAATACTCTTGCATATACAACATGTTCTTTTAATTTAGCTTCAGCAATGTCTATCAAATCATCAAATGATAGATTACGTTCAGCTAGTTCAGGGAATTTTTTAAATAAACCTTTAGGTCCTAATCCCTTAATACCTGTAATTCCATCGGAATTATCACCCATCAACAATTTATAAAGTAAGAAATTGTGTGGGGGTACATTAAATTTTTCTTTTACAGTGTCAGTTGTATAGTATTCTTTTTCAATTGGACGATACACAATTACTTTTTCAGTTACTAACTGTAAGTAATCTTTGTCACTAGATACTATAAATGCTCTATCTTCTGGTTTGGTAGGTAGTTCAGAACTTAAATATGCAATAATGTCATCTGCTTCTACTCTAGGTAAAGATATAGTTTTAACTGGTAGTGTTTTTAAATACTGGATTATTCGAACAATTTGGTCTACTTTAGAATCGTCTTCTTCTTCTAAACTGTCAAATAATTCATGTTTAGTTACCCGAGTTATGTTCCTATTTGACTTATATTCAGGTATAATGTTTTTTCTGTTGTTGGAGGAACCAGCACCATCAAACACTACATAAACTTGTGTTGGTTGGATGGTGCGGATTAAAGCCCCCAAAGAACGAAAAAATCCTCCTAAACCTCCAATATGGACTCCGTTGGAATTGACTGCATTAATTGCACTAAAATTTCTAAAGAAGAGGTTAAGTCCATCTATGAGCAGGTAACGCTCTGATTGGGGTGTTTCGTCTCCGGTTTCTTGAATGTTGTTTAAGAGGTTTAAGAGGTCTTTTTTCATATTAATCTTCGTTTTCAAATAAATCAGGTGTTGGTGCTTTTTCGTCCCACTCACTATTGTCTTCTTGTACTGTGTAAGTACCTTGTCCTAAAATATCTGCCCATTCGTGAACGTGAGCATCTTTGTACTTTTTAATTGCGTTTGGATCATCTTTAATGAAACCATGTACTGTTGAAACAATAGTTCCCATTGTAGTGATCCCATTAATATGGTTTTTATCACAAGCAATTTTTGTACGCAATGCAAATTCAACTTTTTTCTTGTCTTTAACAGCATTCAACTTTGAAGTACCAGCATTTGTAACATTTCCGAAAGTTAAACACAATGAAACGTCATAGTAAAATGTATCTCCACCTTTGTTTGTCATTCTAGGTTGTGACATAGGAGTTAAAGCCGGAGCAACACCTACTTTGTTTACAATAAACAAGGTATTCGTGTATTTTGAACTTTCCTTACGAGACATTACAATCTGTTGATTGATAAAGTTACCGAATTGAGTTGCAATGGCTCCTGCGTTCCACATTGGGTTATTTTTCCCTTGTTCAATAGACATTTGACATGGAATTGAACCAACTGAATCCCAAATGAATAGTAGATCGTATGGTAAATTACCTTTTTTCTGTTCTGTTAATAAGTCGATAATGAATTCAGCAATATCTTCGATTGAATTCAATGAACTTCTATCTCTATAGATAAAGAAACCTGTTTGATCAACAATTTCACCTGTTTCAGTGTCAACAACATCTTCGATTTCAAAACCCATTGTTTTCCAGTGATTCCAATCGTGTTTCATTTCGGTAACAATCAACACAGGTAATATTCCCATCTTTTGAGCATTAACTGCTACCTCAATGGTCATAGTTGATTTACCTGTGTTACTTTTACCTCGAACCATTGAATTATGTCCCATAGGAATACCTGGAATGGATAATGCTTCCTGTAGAGCGGGTGAAAATGGAATCCACTTTTGTTCTTTGAATTTAACATTTGATGCTAAACCCTTATTTGCCTTAAATTTATCTAAATTGAACGCAGATTTTAGTTCCTTGTCCGCCGCTTCAGTGAGCGATTTTCTTCCTTTAGCCATAACTTATTTATATTAATTAAAATGGAACATCGTCATCATCTTCACCAAACAAATCATCAAATTGTTCTTCTTTTGACTTTTTAGCTGCTGGTTTAGTAGATAAACTGTAGTTTGATTTTGGTTCTTCTTTTACTTCATCAACTACTTCCTCTGTTGCTTCTTCTTCTTCATCTTCAGGATTTAACCATTCTTGAAGTGCTTGTTTGATAGTATCAAATGGAAGTGGCTTGTACAAATCTTTTGGATTTTCTTGCTCTTCTAACCATTTTTCGATTTGTTTAGAATCATCAGATAATGGAGTGGTTTTCATTGACGGAGCAATAGTTGTCTTATTGTACTTTGTACCTGTAGCTTCAGGTCCTACTGTAGTCATTTTGATGTCACGTCCAGACATGATATCTGTAAAATCACCTACTTCTTCATCAGCTGCCATTTGCAAAAATGCTTCGTAAATTTCTTTACCAAATTCCCACAATTGAACACCTTCACTTTCCTCACCACGTACAATTACAGGTGCATAGATACGAGTTTTCGGATCTAATTTTTTAGCTAAACGCCAATTTTCTTTGTCGTTTGTTCCACGTAATTGTTTTGCAAATTCTGCAATTGGATCTTTTTCACCCCAGTTTAAAGGCGAAGCGATTACTTTACGGCTTCCGATACCGTAGTAAAATTTCATTTCTGTAAATGGAAATTCTTTGT